ATAAGTTGCCGTTGTGCGACCGCTGCACCGGCACCGACACCAGACACGATATTGACATACCGGCTTTGAGAGATCATTTCAATATTTCCCTTTGTGAATTAACTAACTTTGCTACTGATCGTTTGAAACATCTGGCTCGAATCAATCAGTGGTTTATCAAAGCCCTTTTTTGCTATCGTGCTAGGTGCATTCGGTTGCCATCCGCCGTTTTTAATCGAGTCCCCTATACACCCTTCCATTGCCAACCCGATCTGAGCCATCCCCTGATCCGGACTGATCTTTCCCGCCGCGAGTTGTTTTGCAATCGAGGCTTGAACCTTCTGCCGCGACTTTGCGAACTTCGCCGCCGCGAGACGCATGAAAGGGCGCGCCGGGATCTCGATGTCATGGGGCGCTGTTACTTCGTGATCGCCCTGAAAATCTTTCTTCACAAATCGAGTGCCGACAAATCGCGCGTTATCGCCCTTTCCAACAATCGCATCTTTGATATATTTCGTACCGCCCGGATGCGTGATTACGCCGCCCGTTTCCTGAATTCGTGCTACGCGCGCGACCGATATCCCGGTCATCTTTCCATCGCTCGATTGGTACAAATTCGACTCGAACCAACCCGCTTCAACCTTCCGCCCATTCAGCTTTCTAAGCGCGCGCATTTGCGCTTCAATCATCTTCGATCCTGCTGCCATGCGCGCCCCCTATCAGACCGGATAAACCCCATCATCGACGGCCTTAACGACTGCCGGAACATCGAACTCAACCCAACGATCGTGCGTCAAAACAAGGTCGAAACTTGGATATGCTTCGAAGCGATGTTTGTCGTCTTCGAAATAAGGATTCTGATTAACTCGAACCCTCAGTATTCCGACATTATAAGTTCGAAGACCCGCCATGATCGAACGTGAACTCATATATATTTGAAGCAAGTTCACCACATCACTAGGCGTCGGGATCTCGATATCGGTCGGGTCTTGAGGGATCAAAGCGCTGACCTGAATTGCCGTTTCGACTAGCTGCGTATTGCGCTCAACGAACACATCTTGTTCCGGGTCATAAACGTCTTTGACCATGACGAAACCGTATGGAACATCGAACAGCTTTTGAACGAATAGCGTCCCCACCGATGGCGTTCCTTCCTGCGTCGGTTGGTTTTTCTGAACCGTGAAATATCCCCAACCGTTTTTTAACGAACCGGCGTCGAGGTTATCCGCGATCAGCTTGATCAAATCGTTATCACGCATTGGACACTTCCACAGCAAGACCACTAGACCAACCGTCTTGCGCCCACCATGTATTTTGGCTCTCAATCTGAAAGCGCTTCCCATACACGGCGAACTGATCTCCGGCCACGTCGCGTTCAAGATCGACAATGTTATATCTCGCCCAAATCTCGATGTAGTTGCGCTGGAAATCGAGCCCCATGAAGGTGTATTTCGAGCGCGGCACGGCCTGAGCGGATGCCATGATCGTGATAGGGTCGCCAAATGACGGAACCCATACGCGCGCGGAATTGAGCGTGCGCGAGTTGAACGGGTAATACTGGATCGGCGTCAGCTTGATAACTTTCGCCGCTTGCTTGAGAAGGTTCGAACCCGGCGTTGGCATCAGAACACCCCGCCGATCTTGCGAAATCCAAGCCCTTCAGGAAGTCCGCCGATCGATGTCCCGCCGACCGCGACGATCGAGAGCAACGCCCAAAGCGACTGACCATACGTTGTTTGTGCAAGCCACCACTGCCAACCATCAGCGGCAGGCGGGGCCAGCTTGGTCACGCTGATACTTCCGATCGTCGCGGACGTTTCAAACCCGCCTTGCGTCGATCCTGCATCCCCATTCGTTTCATCGGCCTGCACGGGCCGGTTCAACGTCAGCAAATGCGCGGTCATGAAGCTCAATGCAAGGCGAAGTTGCTTACCCGAAAGCGAGCGACAGGGGCTATCGGTCGAGTCGATAAACTCGCTCGCGACATCCCACCACAGACCTAAAAATGCATCCGAGTATTTCGCCGTGTCGCTGAATTCGGGAAACTGAGCCCGGAAAATGCTTGCATCGAATTCCATGACCGCGTTCCTTTAGTCCACTTCCAGACCGGTTTCTTCTTCCATCTTGATTGTGGTCACCTTGACTTTCATCTTCAACGTGTCCTTGTTCAACTGAGCGAACCGATCCGACTTCTCCATGCTCGTGACGACTTTCTTCACGGCCTTGTGGTTGCCGCGCAGATCTTCATTGACCACGCGCACGCGACCGCCTGCAAGATGCTTTTGAAACAACCAGTGGTCTTTCAGGATCTCGTAATTCTGATCGCTAACCGGCGTCACGATGCCCTGCGCAGTCCAAAGCGGCGTTTCCTGAACCTTGTCTTGCGCGAGGTCGCCGAACCCGCTCTTGTGGCTTGGCATGCCAGCGCCGCCCCAAATCGTGATCTTCTTTTTGATCGTCGGCAGATCTCCGATCTTGTCACGGATCTTCGAAAAAATCGTGTATGAGACCGCGTTGGTCATCGTGGAGATAATGTACTTGCTCATTTCGTAGTCCTCGTAATATTAAGTCGGTCCTAAGCCCCTACAGCCCGTCCGATCCGAAAAAGGGCGCGGCGATCTTTGAGACTGCCGCGCCCTTCCTTTACCACTCCAAGCCGTGAGGCTTAGATTCCCATCACCCGCACAACCGCCCATGGGCGCGTGCACAGAACGCCAGCTTGCGCGTTCGAGTACGCTTCCACGTATGACTTCGCGCGCTTTTCAACGCCCAAGGTCATGAACTTCGTTTGCACGAGTTGTGCGAACGTTTCGCCGCCGTCGCTCGAACCGTCGATAGACGAATCGATTTCTTCCGCGAACAGATACATCACGTCGTCGCCGTTGTCCGGGTCCCCTGCTTGCAGTTCCGGCGCGCTCATGACACGGATACGCGGATACGTTTCCTTCAGCCAATCGCGAACCGAGATGCCGAAATCCGTCACGATGGACAGATAATCGACTTTGCTCGTCGGCAACACCATCGTGATATCGACTTTTTCCGGATCAACCTGATCTTGCGATTGCGTGCGAAGCTGCACGATCGCCATCCGGATATCGCCAATCACGGCTTGGAACGAAGACGCTTCCCAACCGCCCGTGGTTGCCGACGTGATATACGGCGGCAAGTTCGGATCGTTCAGGAAACCGAACGTGCGGTTCGTGCCGCCTGCATTCCAACCGTAAAAGCCGATGGCATTACGGAAGATTTCCAGCGAAACGGCGGAAGCTTGACGCTTCGTTTCCGCGCTGTTCAGACGCATCGCTGCCGACCGGCCTTCTTCAAGCAAACCAACCGCGATACCCATTTCACCGCGAACGATCGAACGACGTTCGAAGTTTGCGTTCCAGCTTGCGAGCGGGATCGCCGTGTAATCGCCGTACTCGGTTGCCGACCCTGCCGGTTCAACCATGCCTTGAACGATTTCGGCATCTTCCCACGAGCCAACCGTTTTCACGCCGATAATGTCGTCGATCTTGCGAGCGGCGGTCATCACCTTCACGAAGCCCGGAAGCCACGATTGCAGGAACTGGATCGGCGTCGGGATCGATGCCGTTGTGGATGGCGGCGCAAAGGCCGTATCCATGCTGACATTGGTCGGCGAGAATGCACCGGCCTTGCCAAGCTTCTCGATCTGATCGGACACCGTAGCATGATCGAACACGAGCCCGATTTTTGCCAACGACATGACCGCCTGATCAGTGACGCTACCCATCACGAAGGGCTTGATTTTCCGCCCTGCGAGTTTCGAGCGAGTTACCGAAAGTTCACGCGCCATTTTTCACACTCCTTATTGCGTGAGTTGAGCGATCGACCAACCAGCAACGAGAGCACCGGCAGCAGACGCCGTAAGTGCAACCGTGTTGATTACGCGAGCATTGGGAATCAGCACCATCCCGGCAGGTGCATTGCCGCCGCGAGGAACGCTCACGAGCGCGCCAAGGGGAAGGGCCAGCGGATTGTTTGCGCCGCTGATGCCGACCGGCACGTAAGCGATGCCATCGCCATACGTCATGGTCTTTGCTGCCGTGGTTTCGTTGAAGAACTCCGAAACCACGCCCGTGCACATGTCGGCAAATTCGCCTTCCGAACCTTGCGGCAGATCCAGCGAACCGGCCAGCGTGCCGCCTGCGACCGTGCCAAGCAGTGCGTAATGCTTGGGATGAAACAGAATCCCGAAAAAGTTCGGGCCGCCGACAACAACTTGCGCTTCGAGCGCGGCCAGCGTTTGGCCTTCGATCGGCATATCACCCGAATAGCCGAATGCACGGCTTACGCGGTTGGTCGATGCGCCTGCATCGGCTCCAACGGATGCCGACATGATTCGCGCCGGTTTGGCACGAAGCGGACCATCGCGAACGATGTCGCCGGGGAAACCCGTCGTGTATTGACGGCGAACAGTGGATTGAAACATGGTTATTTGCCCCCGGCGGTCAAGTATTCGTCCATCTCTGCCGTGCTCGTTGCAACCTTATGATCGGCGGCACGTGCAACAACAGAAGCTTTCACAGCCTTTTCACCGGCCTCGCGCGCATCGAGGTAAGCATCGAGCGCAACGATTTCCATCCCCTTCGCCGGTTTCAAATTGATCTTGGGATGTTTCACCCCATAAAGAGCAACCTGATTTGCGTCCATAGCTGCGCAATCGAAGGCTCCAACAACCTTAGACACCCGGTCATAGAGCCGATTCTTAGCAGCAAGATCACCGTAGAAACGGCGAAGCGAAGCATCCGCTGCCGTCGCGTTAGCACCTTCTTTTGGTCCCGGCGATGCTTTACCGCCGTTTGCTGACGCTGCTTCGCCCGTTGCATCCGTTGCTGCCGGATCGACGCCCGGATCGACGCCTTGCGTTGCGTCTCCGCTTGCGGCTCCTTCTGCTGCACCATTCTCGCCCCCGCTGCCTTGAAGTTCTGCAATCAGGGCTTTGACTTGGGCCACGAGCGCGCCGATATCTTCCGGTTGCGCTGCCGGATCTCCACCCGCCGCGCCTGC